ATGAAGCTCGTCACCGCGTCCACCGCCACGCAGGTCTCGGCCGCGGGCCTGGTCGTCGAGGCGACGAACACCGGCACCATCACGCGGGTCGGCTTCCAGGGGGCCGCCGGCGACCTGTCGATCACCCTGGTCGGCGGCAAGCTCCAGCTCAACACGGTGGCGCTCGACTTCACGACCATGGGCCTCATCCCCGGCGAGTGGGTCTACCTCGGCGGCGACGGGGCGGCCTTCCAGTTCGGCACGGCCGCCTCCAACGGCTTCTACCGCATCTACTCGATCGCGGCCAAAGTCCTGGTGTTCGATCGGGCGCCAGACCTAGCGGCGGCGGACGCCGGCGCGGGCAAGACCGTCCAGGTCTTCTTCGCCCAGGTGCTGAAGAACGAGAGCAACCCGGCGCTCCAGAAGCTCCGCACCTACCAGGCCGAGCGCACGCTCACCGCAGCGGCGGACAAGATCGAGTACGTCCTCGGCCTCGCGGCGAACCAGCTCAAGCTCACCACCAAGGTGGCGACCAAGCTGATCGCCGAGCTCGACTTCATCGGCCTGGACGTCGACGCGACCCAGGTCGCCCAGAAGGCAGGCACCCGCCCGGCGCTGCGGCCGCAGACGGCCTACTCGGCCTCGAGCGACTACAGCCGCCTCCGCCTCACCAACGACGTCGACGGGACGGCCTTCGCCGTCTACCTCACCGACATCGAGGTGACGATCGACAACGGCCTCGAGGTCGAGAAGGCCATCGGCACCCTGGGGGGCGTCAGCCACTCCCTAGGCGACTTCAAGGTCGAGGCGAAGGTCGAGGCGTTCTTCAACTCGACCGCGGCGATCGCCGCGGTCAAGGCGAACACCACCGCCAGCCTCGACTTCGCGACGGTGACGAACGTCAACACGTCGGGCGTCGGCAACCAGGCGGTCGGCTGGCTCTTCGACCTCCCGGCCCTGAGCCTCGGCGACGCCAAGATCAAGGTCGAGAAGAACAAGAAGATCAAGCTGCCGCTGACCGGCGACGCGTTCGCGAGCGACACGTTCAACCACACGCTGATCGTCTGCAACTTCCCCTTCCTGCCGCAGATCGCACTGTAGGCAGGCCCTTCCCCCACTGAGGGCACTCTGCGGAGGCCCGCCCCTGCATTAGGGGCGGGCCTTCTTTTTCATCCCAGGGAGACATGCCTTGTCCAAGACCACGAAGATCGATCCCAACAGCCCCTACGCGATGTTCCTCACGGACGAGAGCGTGGAGCAGGGCGGCGTCGACATCGAGTACGGCCCCTTCTACTTCAAGGTCGCCCGCGCGGGGGGCTCGAACGCCCGCTACCGCGACGCTCTCCGCGAGCGGATGCGCCCCCACCAGCGCGCCCTCGCCCAGAACGTCATGAACAACGACCTGGCCGACCGCATCATCCGCGACGTCTTCGCCGAGCACGTCGTGCTCGGCTGGGGCTCCGAGAAGTACGGTCCGGGCAAGATGATCGGCCGCAGCGGCGAGGAGATCGAGTTCTCCGCCGAGGCCGTCAAGACGCTGTTCAAGGACCTCCCCGAGCTCGCCAATGACGTCATGAACCAGGCGACCCAGTTCAACAACTTCCGTGCGGTCGTCGCGGAGGAAGACGCAAAAAACTCGTAGAGGTCCTCCTCTACAGTCTGGAGCTCGACAGCGATGAAGAGCGCAAGATGCTCAAGGACGCATACCGCCGGGGCGAGCCCCCGGCGGACATGCTTGAGTACTTCGCCTCGGCGCCCGAGCTCCGGGAGGACCTGGTGCCATACTGGCTGGCCTACGACGAGCTCTCCACCTGCCGCGGCTACGCCGGCATGGCGGGGACGCCCCTCCCGATCCCCTGGTCGGCCCTCCACGAGTACGCCATCAGACACCGGTTCGCTGGCGAGCACTTTGACGACCTAGTCGCCATCGTGCGCGCCATGGACGAGGCCTTCCTCCGGCGCGCCAGGGAGCAGGCTGCGCAGGATGGCAACGGAGACTGAGTTCGCCAGACGGCTGGGAGCGATCGGCACGAGGGTCGCCGAGAACGCCGACAAGCTAGTCCGAAAGGTGGCCATGACCATAGACCGCACGGTCGTCATGGCCACCCCGGTCGACACGGGTCGGGCGCGCTCCAACTGGATAGCCTCCCTCAACGCCCCCTCCGCCTCCATCCGCGAGGCCTACGCCCCCGGCAAGGAGGGCAGCACGAGCGGGCCGAACGCCGAGGCGGCCATAGAGCAGGCTGCTGGCGTCGTCGCGGGCTACGACGGCGATAAGGACGCCGAGATACACATCGCGAACAACCTCCCATACATAGGCCGGCTGAACGACGGAAGCTCCGCGCAGGCCCCCGCAAACTTCGTTCAGATCGCCGTTCGCAGGGCAACCGCCTCTGTGAAGGGCGCCAAGCTCCTAGAGGAATGACAGATGGCGACTGAGACCCTGGACATCGTCATTCGCGAGGACGGCTCGAGGGTCGTCAAGCGGAACCTGGCCGACATCGGCACGCAGGCGAAGGACACCGGCGGCGCGGTCACGCGCATGAAGTCGCTGCTCTCGAACATCGGCATGGGTGACACGCTGTCCAAGCAGATGGGCGTCGCGACCGGTGCGGGTAAGGCCATGCGCGCCGAGATGATCGCTGGGGCCGGAGCCGCCAAGCTCCAAGCTTACCAGCTCCAGAACCTCACCTTCCAGCTCAACGACATCGCCGTCAGCCTGGCGTCCGGCCAGAAGCCCATGACCGTCTTCTTCCAGCAGGGCGCGCAGATCGGCCAGATCATGCAGCAGGCCGGACTGGGCGTCAAGGGCTTCGTCGGCGCGCTCCTGCAGATGGCAGGCATCGTGAAGCGCGTCGGTGACGCCGGGCTCATGGCAGACGCCCAGGCGGCCGCCGGAGCCCTGAAGGCCGTCCAGGCGGTCCACAAGCAGGCCGTGGCGGCCGTGGAGGCGGCGGACACGGAGATGCTCCTCGCCCAGGCCCAGAGGAGCGCCGCGGTCACCGCCGCCGAGGAAGTCGCCGCCAACGAGCGCCTGGCCGCCGCGCACGTGCAGGTCTCGGCCGCGGCCGGGGAGCTGGCGATCGCCGAGAGTGCCGTGGGCACCGCCTCACAGCGGGCGGCTGCAGCCCAGTCGGCCGCGGCAGCCACGTCGACGACCGCCCTCACGGGCATGGGCGTCGCGGTCGTCGCGCTGACCGGCCTCCTGGTCGCGCTCGGCCTCGCCTTCGAGGGCGTGAAGCAGAGCGCCGCGAGCGACGCCGAGATGAAGAAGTTCGCGAGCACGCTCGGCCTGACCCACGCCGAGATGAAGAAGCTCAAGGACGTCACGGTCACCTGGGGGGACGTCACCAAGGCGACCTTCGAGACGCTCCTCGAGGCCGCCGGCCTGTCGTCCGAGCAGATCAAGGGCTTCTGGGGCAACATGTGGAAGACCCTGGGCGACTTTGGCAAGTTCACGATCGCCATTCTCCTGGCTGGCTTCGCGGCGCTCGTGCAGGGCGTGGCGAGCCTCATCATCAACGCGGGCAAGCTCGTCGCCAACTTCTTCACCGGCGCCGCGAACACGGCGCTCGAGGCCTTCGAGAAGATGGTCAACTTCGCGATCAGCGGCCTGAACAAGGTCGGTGGCCTCGTCAACCAGATTTTCGGCACCAAGCTGAAGCCGCTCGCGGACATCAAGCTGGGCAAGATCGACGGCAAGTTCGACCTGACCAACCCGCTGACCGACATGAAGACCCAGCTCTACAAGACGTTCAACGACGTCCAGAGCGGGTTCGACAAGATCAGCAAGCGCTCGACCCAGAACGCGCAGGACCGCCTGCGCGGCCAGGCGAAGGAGCTGATCGCCGACCGCAACCCCAAGAAGGGCAGCGAGAGCAACCCGGAGACGCGCGCCAGCTACCTCGCCAAGGAGAACACCAAGATCGACGACCAGATCAGGAGCGCGGGCATCCTCGACGACAAGTGGCGGGCCGTGCAGGAGCAGGTCGACAAGGTCAACGAGCACCTCAAGGACAAGGGCTGGGCGGCCCTCACCAAGACCGAGACCCAGGCGCTGGAGGCCAAGCTCGTCAAGCTCCGCGAGGAGCAGGACCTGATGAAGACCCGCGACGCGCTGGCGAGCCGGTTCAACAAGGCCGCCGAGGAGGAGCAGCGCGTGATCAAGGGCGGGCAGCAGCTCGTCCAGGCGGGCATCATCACGCAGGAGCAGTACACCCGGGCGGTCCAGGACGCGCACCTGGCCGTCCTGGACCTGGCGAC